ACCAGTTCTTGGACGACGACGGTTAGCAGAGGGGGACTCAAGCCTCCCTTTGTTAGGTCCAGTGTGGGAGGCATCCTTCCCATCACCATTACCGTAGGTACCAAGTTTTCTATTGAGCTGGTTAGCTTCTGTACGGATCTTGAGACCTTCTCTAGTTTTGTTATAGGCAGCCTGTTGCTTAAGACGACGACGCCTAGCAGCAGGGTTCTTCTTGTAGTAGTCAGACGTGCTTCCTGCCATAGAGCCTCTTTTGTACAAGTTCAGGGTCTACCTTGGGCATGATGGAGGCGAGTTTGTCGAGAGGGTTACCTTCGTATGCAACGCCCGAGATGTCATTCTTAGCCAGCCAATCACAGGCAGCCTTTAGATCAGCCGTAGAGGCTTCTCCAGATTTGATGCGATTGAGGAGTTCTTGAGTCACCATGTTGTGCAACTCGTTAAACATATCCTCAGTTGCTTTGTTCTTCATAGAGTTTCATCATAAGTTCTTTATACTGCTCTAAGGTGATGGCCTTATTTGTGAGCATCTGGGCAAGGATATTCATTCGTGATTCACGGGCAGCGATAGCCACGAATCTCCTACAGTTACCAGTAGGCGGTCCACCAAATGGGATGTGAACGCCTACACCGACTGAGTAACCTTGTTCATCGTTGAATAGGTTGGAGTTGATGTAGGTGGTCGAAGATGAAGGGGCAGCGGTAGTGGTTGTCCAAGGGTTAGCTTGTTGACCATTGGTTGCTTGCTCTCTAATCCGACCACCTAACCAAAGTGAAGGTCTATCACCAGCAGTCTCAGAACAACTAATGCCTGAGGGAGTGGCGATAGACACAGTAGGGCCTACTGAACGTGACGTATCAAGGGTGATAGCGTCAGAGTAGGCAGGTAAGGGTAAGAGAAGTGCCATCGCTAGGATGGCTGGTTTCACGGTGTCAAATCAAAGTAGTAATGGAAGTCTGTGTCGAGGTTCATGTCGTAACCCCAGTTGCCGTTGATCGAGGTGATGTATAGCCCATCACCCACCTTCTTGGTGAGATTGAAGGTGATAGCTGGGTATCGCTTATCAGCGTCAAGGTCAACGTAATAAAAACCAGTCCTGCTGACTGAAGCTACGCCAGTAGCCTGTAGGTTCATGTTGGCGTTGCCTCCGTAGTCTGGGGTAGTAATTACCTTATGTTCCCACAGCACGCTTGTAAATTTCCCAGCCTCGACTCCAAAAAAGCCAACGTGTCGCCACCCATAGACTCCTGCGTTTGGCTCATTCCGATAGGTAGCAGGATGGTCTGGATACAAGAGGGTCACAAAGGTTCCCTCCTTGACTTTCATCCGCCTTCGCTGGAAGTCAGTCGGATTGTCTGGCAGCTTGAAGGTGACTGGCGGAGGCACCAGTGAATCCGTGACAGTTATTCTGTAAAGGACATTTGCCTTTGACGTGACATCCAGTCTGCCGTTGACAAAATCGCCAGTGATGACGTTGTAGACACCAGTCTTTTCCCCTCTTGTGTCAAACTTGAATCCAGCCCCAGTGCCAGTGATTGTATTAAAAACAGCACCTGCAGGCCTGGCTTCATTTCTGTAGTGAACTTCTCCAACTGGGTTGTTGGCAGAGCGGGTGATCAGCTCCCAGAGGCCGAAGAACATCTCTCGTTCTATGGCCCAGCCCCTGTCCTTCCATTGAGTGGCATCAGCGGGCGGGCCAAATTCAATAACGTCCCCAAGGGTTACGGTGATGTTGATTGTCGGAGTGCCGATTGGGGCAGCTGGCAACGGGGTGCCTGTCGGCACTGGCAGCGGGAATAGCTTCTGGTTTTGACAGTGGATCTCGTCAAGGTACTCAGTGCCCAAGCGGGCAGCCATAACCCCTTGAAACTGAATAGCACTCATGACTTCACCAGGTAGACAGTAGAGCTGTCTTTAACGGCCAAGGCGTTGTAGTCAGCTGCGCTGATGACTTGCATCCGCAGACCAACCTCACCGACCTTCACCCAGCTTGTACCGTTCCAATGCCACAAAGAGTTGGTGGCTTCATTGAGGTGAGTCTCATTTGCCTTGGGCGTAGTGAACTTCCAGGCAGTGCCATCCCATTGAGCCAGCTCATTGTTGTGACCAGCCCAGGCGCCAGTACCAACGCCATAGACGATGTAGAGATCCTCTAACTGTGGGTTGGCGGGAGGTGCTGCCTGCATCCCCAGCACAGCCTCTTCATGAGACAAGCCAGCGGTTAAGTTTGCAACCTTTGAATCGACCTCAGCCTTGGTGTAGGCGTTGGCTGCCGTCATGTAGTTAGGCACCCAGTTGACCCAACTGGTGCCGTCGTACTTCAGCATGTTGTCTCTGGCTAGACCAGCGCCGATGCTTACGTCCGTCAGCGACCCCAGTGTTGATGTCGCGGTCTTTGCCTTCCATTCATGGCTAAGATCATCCCATGTCAATACTTGGCCATCTGTAGGCAAAGTAGGGATGTTGACATCATCAATGGCACTGATGCTTCTGACCTTGAGAGGCTTAGGTTCCCAAATACCCAGCGTAGCGTTCCAAGACGGAATGTCGTTAGCATTGGCTGCGCTAAGGGCGGAACAATCTGAGAGATCTTCAAAATTGATAGCAGATATCCCTTGCTTGACTGCTGCAACACTGGGGACCCATTCATCAGCTTGATAGGGAGGAGGTACATTGAGATCGTTATTAGCTACTCCAGAAATCATCGATCCAGGGCCAGACTCATCAAACTCAATGGCATCAACTCCAATGGTACGACTAGCCGTCCATTCTTGATTAGCCTCATCCCAGACAAGCACGCAGTCTTGGCTGTAGGCACTAGAATTGTTGTTGACGTTACTTAGGTTTTCAAGAGCAAGGCTAGGAGTGAAGTCTTGCCAGAGAGACCCAGTAGTATCAGGAGAAGAATCGCCCAAAGATACTGGACTTGTTGCTCTGTAGAACCTGTTATTGTGGACAACAAGAGTACCTGTTTCGTAGCTTGAATCAACCCAAGTCTTGAAAGATCCTACAGACTCCCACCGTTGCTTCGACATCAAGTCAGAAGGAACATGAATGTATCTATGACCATCACTTTGAATCCAGTCACCAACTTGCAACTTAGCGGTGAGTGGACTTGTAACATCATGAGATGCAGATCCAGTCCAGGTCCAGTAGAAGCCACGGTTGGCATTGGTGGCAGCTGGCAATCCAGTAAGATCAGCATCAGTAGCCAAAGTTCCCTGGAAAAGGCTTCCTGCAGCAATCCACTGTTTGATCTCAAGTTCTCCAAAGACCAGCTTATAGTTGGTACCGTCGAAGACGTTGATCTGTTTATCAAGAGGCTGGGTGAGAATATCCAGTTCACCAGTCCTACGACCAGCTTCCTGAACCTGAGTAGCGTGATCTCTATAATGAACAGAACTTCCACCAGAACCACTTGCAGCTGATACCCACCCTGTACCAGTGTAGAGGTAAGTTCCAGCATACTGTTCAAGAGTAGCTCGGTTTGGACTAACTCTAACAACAAGAGCATCCCCACTTTTGAGAACACTGGTAGGGCTCAGTTGTTTGTACATTGCAGACAGTGCAGCGTCCAAGTCTCCTGCAGAAGCCTGAATTTTGGCATAGAGGCCAATAGTGTTAGTTTGAAGGACGGCGTTACCAGTGATAGGAACTGGACGATATTTATTGGTACTTCCATCATAAAGAAGGAAGTAGTCATTAGAGGGAGTTGTAGTGTGATCAACATCAAGAAGATCAGTCGTTTTGAGATTGACTGAAGAAGCGATCCACTGTTTGGCAACATCATCCCAGGTCATGACTTGACCAGTGGCAGTAGCCAAAGGAATCTGAGCACCAGGACGTGCCAATGTGACAGGAGGCGGTGGAGCCTGCCTGGTCACATCCCAAGTATTTTTAGTAGCAGAATATGTAGCAAGGAGTAGTGTCCCATTAGAAGTAATGTGGGTGACGGTTTCTCCATCTACAGGGTTTTTAGGAAAAGGAAATGCCATTTACGCGGTTACCATGGAGTATTATTCGTCGTGCTTGATGATATACATCAGCGCCACGTTTACAGGACGTGATTCAAAGCCACCACTCTCTGCAATGGTGATGTTGGTTGTAGCCATGCTGCTAGTCTGATCACTTTGACCCATGTTGGCTGCAACGCAAAGGTTGTGCGAGGTACCAGTGTGCCAAGCCCCGTTGTGATAGGAGTATTGGTGCTGGTGACCAGGATCAGTTACAGCGTGGTTGTGAGCCTTGTTCTCACTTTCTTGCATCGAGCCAAAGCCTCGCTGACGCCACATATTTGTGTCAGAGTCAAACACAGGGCGATCTACGCTCCTTCCGTGGTCCCATCCACGGACAAAGACGCCGCGAAGGTCAGGCACATTTGCACCAACAATCCTAGTTAGTTTAGGATATTGAAGACAAGATTGTCCGTTACACTCTAGCCATCCAGCAGGAGGAAAGTCTTTGGGCCAGATAGCCACCATACCTACAATAGCTCCGCCACCACCACTGCCAGCTGGGCCCATAGGACCTTCTGGACCCTGAGGACCTGCGGGACCTTGCTGACCCATATAACCCCTAGCACCCTGCATACCTTGCGGGCCTTGCGGGCCTTGCGGACCAGAGGGACCTTGGGGACCCATGGGACCAGTGTCGCCTTTGTCACCTTTAACGGCCTTGAATTCACCTAGGCTCACCCAATCACCGTAAGTGTCACCAGGCACTGAAGAGTGTACTGAGACAAGGGATTGCAAATATGCAGATCTGTAGCGGGTTGGGGCATAGACCCACATCTCTACTTCGCCTTGCGCGTACCTTGGCTTACCATCAGAACCCAAAGTGCGGTCGGATCCGTCGTAGATAAGAGAAACGACAAGAGGCCTGTACGGATTTGGTTTTTGAACTTGATCGAGGGCTACTGGGTTGGTGACGTGGCGAATGATGCCGCCAAACTCAAAGAGAGGAGCATCGGCACCATCACGACCTGGAATACCTTGAGGGCCTTGGGGGCCTTGGGCTCCTTCGGGGCCAGCGGCACCTTGAGGTCCAATTCCGCCTTGTGGTCCAGGAGGACCTTGAATAGGACCCAAATAACCCCAGCTGGTACCAGTCCAACCAAAGCCTTCGCCAGAGTAAAGGGTTCTTCCAGGAAAACCTGTGATAGTACCACCAGCGATGTAAAGGTCACCATCAATTTCAGTAGATGGTTTGACGACGGACCACACACCACCAGGAACCACACCTTTGAGGGATAGAGACCTACCTGAGTCACCTTTTTCACCTCTAGGCCCTTGAGGTCCAATCATACCAGGAACACCTTGAGGGCCCCTAGGACCTTCTGGGCCTTGCATCCCTTCCACGCCTTTTAGACCAGCAGGACCGATTGGACCTGGATCCCCTGGATCACCCTTAGGGCCCTGGGGGCCTGCAGGTCCTACAGGACCTTGGACGCCTTGGGCACCAGTAGGGCCTGGGATACCTTGGGCACCAGTAATGCCTGGATCACCCTGAGGACCAGTGTTGCCTTGTGGGCCCATAGGACCAGTGTCACCCTTTTCACCTTTGACAGGGTGAATTGCCCCGAGACTAATCCAGTCTCCCCGACGATCACCAGGAAGAGCTGAGTAGGTTGACACTGAAGATGGTGCATACACCCACATCTCAACCTCATCTTTTCCATACCTAAGCCTGGTAGGATCTGTAGGATCAGGGGTATTGTCGAGGCCGTTGTAGATAAGAGACAGTACTACTGGTCTGTACGGATTAGGTACAGGAACGGTATCAAGGACACTGCTGTTCCGTACATCCTGCCGAACACCAGAGAATTCAAAGATTGGAGCATTTTGACCAGCGTCACCTTTGATACCTTGAGGACCCATGGGACCAGCAGGGCCAGTAGCGCCAGTGTTACCTTTGTCACCTCTAGGTCCAGCTGGAATACCAAACCGAAACACCTTGGCACTGTCAGGAGAGGCAGGATCAACATCTACCCGAGCTGCAGTACCAGAGGGCAGGTCATATGTAACGTGAGTAAGAGCAAAGCCCCCAGGAGGACCTTGTGGTCCAGGGGGGCCAGGGATAGCGGATGTGAGTCCGTTAGTAAATGCAATCCAACAGTCACCCTTCCATTGGTAAACATTGCCCGTAGTTGGGTCATTGTAAACCTGGCCGATTATTGGATTATTAGGAAATTTAATGTCAGCCATTTAGGTTACCAAGTTGTGAGTGCCGCACGTTTCCACACACCTGCGCAATGAACGTAAATGTAATTAGGATCCCACCGAATTTCGCCATCGTGGCCAGATTGCGCGCTCGTCAGAGGTGGTTGTGATTCTTCAATGATGAGGTTGTGCCCTTTGATATGCACTGGGGCTTTAGGTAGTTTCGTACCAAATCCAACACCCTCGGGGCGTACCGTCATAAGATCGTGGCTACCAATCCCAAAAGTAAGTGCGTGCTCGGGGACGTTTCCGTGGTCTGGATCAGTAACATTTTCTCCTATTATATGCCCCGCTTCATTGCCACCGAGAAGTACATCAATTCTGGTTTTTGCGCTAGCCGTAGCGTCTTTGTTCTCTACACTCAGTACCGTAGTTGGCTCATTTCGAGCTACTTCGACATACAATCCATACGAGAACGGATGATATGTACCTTTACCAATGATTACATGATCTCGATGAATGGTCATAGTCCGTTGATCCCTGGTAGGATCAGCACCAATCTCACCAGATGAGAAAACAAACTTGTGATCCTCAGGACTTGGCGCTTTGTAGGAGAAGTAGCTAATTTGATTGGCGTTATCTGTGAAGAACTCTACGTGATCACCAGAAGCCTTATTAGCCAGACACAAGGCGCCATTGTCATCACCGATGACACACAACCTCATACCCTTTGCAGTAAGTTTAGTGCTGTCTATAGTGCCAGACCCAATGTGCACTTCATTTGGTGCCATTACTCTTAGGACTTGCTCGCCCTGAACCTGAATGCCCACAGCATAATCTACGGTGTCGGCAAAGATACCTGACTGAGGGTCATTTTTTACAGGTATGCTTGGCTTTGCAGTAGCTGTTTGGGGGATTACTAGAGCAGTAGCAGTAGCAGCTGCGGCTGGTGGAGTATACCTATCCCAAGCACCTATCGCACGATTATAAATAAATTGCTGATTGCCTTCAGTGTGAAGATCAGCATCTAATGGGTTAAGAGGCCAAGCCATAATTACATCTCCACCCAAGCATGTTCAATGTACATATAGAATTTCTGAGTCAGAAAAGCTTGCATAATGTCGCCTTCTCTAGGATTTACTGGTTTTGTTGCTTCGGTATATACTGTATTGCGTTGACGCTCCCAAACAGCTTCCTGGTTAGTAGTGCCCATTGTGAGCGCAAAGCCAGGTGTTCCCCTGTTCGCTGGAGTTGTCCACTCATTGTATTGACCCTTAGCAAAGGTAATTTTAGGACTGGCAACGTCCTGATTTGTAGTTGCAGTCTTTGATAGATACTTTGAAAGCTGCTTGGAAAGGATTGGGTAGTTGATGTATGTATCAAAGGTTGTTGCAGCAGTACCAGTTGTAATATCTGACTCAGTCACCGCCAGTAGGGTGGTGCCAGCGGGGCCACTACTGGTTACAGTCTGCCAGGTCAAATTACCCGCACCATCTGATGTCAACACCTGTCCGTTGGTACCTCTAGTTGACGGCATCGTAAAGCTTGCAGCAGTACTGGATGCGTTGAACATCACAGGCTTATCAAACTTAGGAGTTGGGTGCGCCTGATACAGGTAGAAGTTTGAGTCTTTTAGTGCGTTTGGAGTGACAGCTTTGGTAGTACTTACACCTGCCGTGACATCGGCGGCAGTTGCATATTGAAAGACAACATTATTCCAGAAAGTGTTACCAGCACCATCGCTCATTAGAGCTTGCCACTGAGTACCTCTAGTCGGAGGTAGCCAATAACTATTAGCGGTTCTTGCCTGAAGCTCGATGTTACCAGTTGTGTGCGAATCACCTTTGGTTGTAAGGAACAACCCAGCGGCCCAGAGATTCTTTGGTGCTATGTACTTGTCTTCAACAGCTCCTGCTTGAATCTCAGCAACCGAGGCAGCAGGTATGGTGGGTGCAGAAGTGGCGGTGGCTACAGGACCAGGGGGGCCTTGTGGACCTGTATCGCCCTTTTCGCCTTTAGGGATACCAAAGGCAAAGATCTTGGCATTGTCGGGGCCAGAGACGGAAACGGTGGGGCTATCGCCAGGATTTAATGAAGTAGCTGTGGGGGTACCAAATCCAGCGGCAGCGCCAGTGGGGCCCTGGGGACCAGTGAGTCCAGCAGGACCTTGGGGGCCTGTATCACCTTTAGGCCCAGCAGGACCTTGAGGGCCAACGGGCCCAGCGATGCCTTGTGGACCTGTATCACCTTTAAGGCCTTCAGGACCACGAATCTGTCCAACATCATGGAAGGTAGTTCCGTCGTACACGTGGCCGTGGCCTGTGTCAGCCGCAATCCACATGTCATTCAGACTGTTACCAGTCGTAGGAAGCGCAGCTTGACTTGCTACGACACCTTTGACGGAAACCCCTTTACCGTCTGGACCACGGGGGCCAACAGGTCCAGTAACGCCTTGTGGGCCTTGAGGGCCAGCAGGGCCAGCAATACCCTGATCACCCTTAGGACCTTGGATACCAGCGGGGCCAACAGGGCCATCTGGACCCTGAGGACCTTGTAAGCCTGTTGGACCTTGAGGGCCTTGGGGGCCAACGCCACCAGCAGAACCACCCAGAGCAACCGATGGGCTTGCATCAACCCACTGCTGGCTATCACCGTCGTCATACCAGATCAGCAGACGAGCACGAGCCGTGTGGTACCAAGCCCTGCGCCTATCAGTAGGGGGGTTGGGGCCAACATGCACATCAAGACCAGGAACACCTTCGGGTCCAGCAGGACCCTGTGGACCAGTGTTAGCAAGGGTCACCCAAGCCCCAGCATCGGGATCCCAGAAACGGCCTACAACATCTTCCTTGTCAAACCACTGCTTCCCAGGCTGTTCTCCTTTAGGAGACACAATGGGTGCAGGAGTGTTGTCTTGAACGTATGGATCTAGACGCTGACTAATAGCATCAGTGGTAGCAACAAAGTCGTCCCTTAGGTCACCACTCCACTTACCGTTGAGCTGATCTTCCCTAGTGATAGTTTCAGCAACCTTAGACCAGACATGTTCTTTAATCCAGAACTTAAGGTTACCTTTGACTTCGCAAAGACCTTCTTGAATAGCAAACCTCAGCTGATCAAAGTCGTCGTTGAGGTCCTCTGCCCGAATAGCGGAGCCAGGGTAGAACCTGGCTATTAGTTCAGATGTATCAGTGGATCGAGCAATCTTGATGTTATAGATTGGAGGATCCGAGGGATCTGTAGAAACAGGAGGCGCTGGAGGAGCGTCAATAAAGCGAATTGTAGTAGGGTTGACAAACTGCCAATCTTGTCTGTCAATTAGTTCATATTCTTTTTTAGTGTCATCCCAGAGAAGGACATTAACATCATTCTTGTTAACGTACTCAAAGGGGAACGAATAAATTTGGTTGAAACCATCACCTTTGTAGGTGATCTGGACGCTTTCGCAGGAGCTTGCCATTTATTTGTTTTGTAGTTGTAGAACTGTTCCGTAGTCACTAGAGCGTTGTGCTTGACGAGTCTTCTTAGCAGTCAACTCAGCAGCCCTAATATCAGGCATCTCATCAGCAAGCTGACGCTTAGCCAGGTTTAGTGTTTGGGTGAGTAGTCGTCTAATTCGTGTATGGGTGTAGGAGTTAGAAAGATCAGCTTGTTCTTGTGTGATACCTTGAGACCTAGCTACCCTTATGGCTTGTAAATCTTTAGCTACCCTTGGATCCTTCATCAGGATCTCAAGACCTGTACGGAAGTGACCAGATTCTCCCATAATTTGAGAGAGACGAGAACGTTGTTCAGCGTTGTACTTAGCACCACGAATGGACTTAGCCAAGGATGGTTGAACATCAAACTCAGTATCAATCAGGAACTGTTTAACAGGAGATGGATCAGAGTTCGTCTTAAATGGAAGCGTATTATTCAAGAAGTTAGTAATAGGGTCATTAGCGCCCACTACTGAACCATCAATGAAGTCATAAGACTTAGGTAGTGCTTTACCAATACCAGCAGCATCTAGGATGTTCCACTTATTACGCATCATTGAACCAAGGTCACTATCTACTTCACGAAGACCAGGCATCATAATCCTAGACATTTGATTGAAGAGTCCAACACTTGCTGTATTAGAAGCCCAACGGTTAATAGCGTTAGGTTGTCCACTCATCAATTCAGTGATTGGTTGGAGACCTTGAAGGAATGACTTATTGGTAAGGTTCATAGAGACTGCATAGCCAAGCTTCTGTAGGAGCTGTTCACTAGCAGTAGAACCTAAGGTATTGGTATTCTCTAAGATGTCTGCAGTAAGGGCTAGGAAGGTCGCAATAGGCTCAATGCCATCATAGGACCTCCACTTACCATCAGGCCCCTTCCAGGACCGTAGAGGACGCTCTCCAGCGTTTTGCTGGAACTTATTGACTTGCTTATCGTAGTTACCATTACCAGTCAAACTACCAGAGGCATACATCCAGCCACCCATGGTGACCAGCATTGTACCCATAGCAACACGACCTTCTACTTCAGCACGATAAGATTTCCAAGCCTGATCAAGTGGTTGCTTAGCAACATCAATACCCTTAGTAGCAAGGTATCGAGCAATTTCATCAGGTTCCTTCAGTGTACGAACCTTTTGAAGATCACCAATGAAGTAAGACAGTGGGGAGTGCTTATGGATAAAGTCAAGGACATTCACAGAAGTCCTAGGGAATAGAACAACAGTCTTCAGTAGAGGTGCTTTCTTAAGGATTGCATCTAAGTGTTGAGCATACTCATTATCCAGGTTCATTGAGATTTCACCTGCTGAGTACTTAACAGCACTATCAGTAATCAACCCATTCTTATCAAACATCTGTTTATAGATGTCTGATGCTGCTTTCTGAAGTTCATCAGCATTAGGAGCCCTCTTCAGTTTAAGAAAGAGATCATCATAAGCACGACCCCTAGCTTCAGACATAGCAATAGTTGACTTAACAAAACCATCACCAGCCTCCATCATGTTCATTGAATAACGAACCCATGGATGGTTGTTGATCTTCTGCATCGTATCGACAAACTGCATCTTCATAGCAGGAGCCATGTTACCTTTAGCAGCTTCTGCCTCAGCAAACTCACGAGCAAGCGTAAGCATCTCGTTATTCGTCGTCTTAAAGTCAAGACGTTGAGTAATACTAGGATCCTCAGCAACCTTCTTAAACATCTGACTCATGTAGTCAGCAGAAGACCGCATAGTCGTATCCATATGGGTGGCGTATTGCATCCAACCACGATGGAGTGTATGCCAGTCACCACGAATAGCAGCACCCAGAGCAACGTTTGCAGGCTTCATCAAAAGCAATGCAAAGTTATTAGCAATAGCTTTAACAGGAGTCAGCAGGGAAGACAGCTTAGCGTTATAAAGGGTAGCCCACATTCCTTGTACAACTTGACTAGGAATCTCAGGAGCACCATCAATAAATGCCTTGTTAGTAACACCAAGGACTTCCTTCATGTAGTTGTTCAGTTTATACATGCTGTTGACGTTACCATCAGTCAGCTCATAAGCCCTCATCAACGGAGCAACAAACTGTGGGTTGCTCTTGTTCATGTTCTTGAGTTCAACCCAGAAGGTACGGTTAGCTTCTGCCTTTAACTTCTTAGCAGTTTTGAATGCTTCTAATGCTTCACGACCGAATGCCTTAAGTTCAGCTGGGTTTTGAGAACGAGCCTTAACAGCTTCTTGCCAGATCTTCTCATTGTTCAATGCCCAACCCTTAATAGAGCTAGCCATATCTGTTTCAAACCACAGCACTTCCATCTTATCCAAGATACGCTCTTGAATATAAGTAGGATCTAATGCTTCACCCATGACCCTAGCTGAGGTAGCAAGGTCAGAAGCTTCACCTGCTAGGCCAGCTTGGATGTATGCAGAAGCTCTCTGCATATCAGGGTTAAGGTAGAGAGCACCAAGTTCTTTAAGGGCACTCTTAGCAGCAGCTGATGCCTCTGCATTAATAGGCTTAGCAGAAGGAGCATTAGTGATGATTTGAATCTTATCTCGGTATTGATCGAGAAGTTCCCTAAGAGCCTTACCAGACATAGTAGGGTCAAGGATCTTAGCGGCTAAGTCATCACCAGCACTAAGCAACTCTTTCTTATTCATCATCCTACCGTTAGGTAGAACAGCTTCAAAGTTACCGTATTCTTTCATTTTATCGTCCAGCTGTTTAACCAGCTTACGACCAGCAAGGTCATCAAGACTCATTGCTTTAATGGCAGCATCAGTGTGGAACTTAGCTGGACGACCGTATTGACTATCAATGTTCTCCAAGATACGAGCATTGTCTACCATCATCTGTGGGATAGCATCAGGCTTCACAGCATGAGGGATAGACTCAGATAGGTCAGCTACTTCACTATGAAGGTTAGGAGAGAAGGTATCTACATTTTCAATACCACCAACTTCATCTAGCTCCTTAAGAGCCATCTCATCGATGTGCTGTTGACGGTAGTTCTCATCCTTCAGGATACGATCAATGATTGGATGAGCTGAACGTGTTTGAGGAGACTTATTGGTAACAGCATCAAAAGCTTTCTTAGCTGCCTCATCCTTAGGTTTGAAAACAACACCAGGAGCCTTACCCTTCAATGCTTTAGCAAAGGCAACACTACCTTCAATAACAGAAGACAAGAGACCTAATCCAGCACCTTCAAGGATGTTCTTCTTACGCTTCAGATCAGGGCTATCTGTATCAAGAGTAGCCAAGTCATCAGGCAGCCAATCAAAGCTACCAGGGAACTGTTTCTTCAGGAAGCCTGAGAGGTTATCCTCTTCTGAGTGACTGTTGATAGCATCTACAGCTGTACCAGCAGCCATATCCACACCGAGGTTACCGATGATAGATACAGCTTTAGAGGTGTTAGCCATAGCACCCATCTTGGCTACCTGAAGGAGACCAGCTTTAGTAAGGGAACTAATACCAATCGTAGGTCCAACAAACGAGACAATAGCTCTAGTAGCTTTACCCCAGTCTGTTTTATTCTGAGGACCCCAGTCTTCAGGAATAGCTTCCCATTCATGACCAGTAAGCTTACCGCCTACTTCAAGGATGTCGTCAGTAAAGTCTACTAGACCACCAACAACAGCAGCCCCTACTTCACCAATAGGGTTAGCAGAAGCTGCCTCTTGTTTTTGTTTTTGTTGAGCAGCCGCTTGAGCGTCTGCCTCTTGTTGTTGTTGCTCAAGGATGGCTTGTTGTTCCATCTCACGTTTCCGCTGCTCATCTTCCTCGTAAGTCTGACGAGCTTGTAGCGGATCCATGGGACCAGTAGCAGGTCCGTTGAGCGTCATGTCGATTGGATCGTAACCCATTACGCACTTCTACCGTGTAAGAATGTGTACTTTTTACCGTTAGGTAATTGAATAGTTAATTTGTCTCCGTGTTCAGTTCTAGTCGAACCAACAACTCTTGCTCCACCTTTTAGGTAGACACGAGAACCACTGGCAGTACCGTAGTCAATGCCATGGGAACCACGTCTGCGGTGGTTAGCAGCGTCTGCTGTGACGGGAACTTTACTGAGAGGTACTCGACCATACTGAGGATCATCAACCTCAACGTAGCGGTCTAGAGCAGTCTTGGAGAAGTCTCTACCATCTGCCTGTTTCACGTCTAGGTGAGGACCAGTAGATGTAGGACCAATGTTACCAGTGATATAAGCAATACGAGGATTGAGGAGAGCAGGGTTCCTCCAAGGATTACCTGTAGGGTTGTAACCATACTTAGCAGCAGCTCTCATCACCTTAGGTTGATAAGCTCTGTTCTCTGCTGATTTACGAATCCCCCCTAATCCACCGTTATAAGCGTAGATTGCTTCTTCAATGCTACCAGTAGCAGCCATCAAACCCTTGAGGTGTTTAGCTGCATAGTGGATAGATGCAGTAGCGTTTGTAGGATCTACAGTTGGGTGATACCCAGGCATGATCTGTGCAATACCTACAGCACCTGCACTACTACGAGCACTAGGATTGAAATTGCTTTCTGTCTCCAGTAGACCAGCAAGGATAGCTGGGTCAATACCATTAGCAGAGGCAGCTTCCAACACAGTCTGACCGTACCCCTTAGGTACTCGATCAGGGTTGAATGAACCTGTACTAGCGTATGCCCTAGAGACTCGATTATACGAAGGCTTATAGTGAAGCATCCTCACGAACTCTGGACGCATCCCTTGTGTCTGAGATTGCAGTCGTGGGTTAGGAGGAAGACCACCAAGACCTCGTACTCTTGCTTGTCGGTCTAAAACAGCCCAGGGAGTAACCGTACCACCAAGCTTATCTGAGATGTAAGCAGCAATCGGAGGGATTTGATAGTTAGGGTTATTGATGTTCTGTACAGCATCTTGTAAGGTAGTCAGCGGTACCATGTGAGTACGATCAAGAGCAGAAACCCCTTTATCCCTCATCAACGAATTGATGCTATTAATGTGCTGTTGCCAGTTACCAAACCCTTTTGATTTAATTTGATTAACAAACCCTTTATCTGCATTAATATAGAACGGACTGTTCTCTTGAGCTGCTGTAGCAAGTTGCTGTTGGAATGCACCGTAGGCAGCCTCAGCAGCTTGAGAAGGAGACATAGTGCCACTACTAACAGCAGCCATTACATCCTTTTGGAACTTACTTTGAGCAGCGGCAATAGCTATTTCAACACCAGGAGCACCAAGAGTATCTAAGGTCTCTTGACCAGAGTGACGCTTTAGGTCAGCTTCAATCTGTTTGGTGTATTGCTTGAATTCAGGAGTATCACGCCTTGCTTTATCTTGCTGCTGAGCCTGTGCTAAGAAACTACGACGTACATCAGAAGGTACAGCAGGATCATTAAGCGCAGCTTCAGTCAACATCCCAGCTCTTTCAAGCTGATCAAACTGTTGACGGTAGTAAGCTTTAGCCTCAGCATCAGTAGTCCGAGACTTCCAACGCTCACCCAGACGACCATCAACATAGTTGAAGTTATCCGACATGAAGCGTTCTGCTGCCTCTACTTCAGCCTCTGTAGGAGGTTCTTTCTCCCACATCTCCTGAACACTATCAAACCACTTCTTACCTTCAAGAGCAGCTCCAGCTTGCTGAGATTCGTAGTCAGCTACTTCATCACGAACAGCATCACGACGAGCATTCCTAAAGTCAAGAGGGTATTTCTGTTCCCAAGTGAGAACACCATCCCAAGACATTTCATCAGCAAGGTCTTCTAACTCCTCAGGCTTCAACATCCCAAGAGCAGATACCCTTGCCTTACGACGATCCATACCACCACGAACCATTAGGTCCTGAGCCTTTTGGAAGTTACCAACAGGATCAGTACCCATAATAGTTTGGGCCTCATCAATCATCTGCCCTTTGATCTCATCCTCTTGCTGTTTACGCCAACGATTAAGGATGACGGAATCAGCCTCACGCATACCAGGGAAGGCATACTTATTGAGGAGAGCAGGGTTCATTCCAGTTAGACCAGACTGTCTAAGGAATTGAGCACGAGCATTAGATAGGTATACCGCCTTGTCTGCAGGAGACAAGTCACTAGGAACATTAGCGAGAGCTTGTTCCATGAATGCTGGATAGGCATTACTAGCATTCTGAGCCATACCCATGGCATAGCCATAAGCTTTCCATCCACTAAGTTCACGGATCTTCTGTACTCCCATGAAGGGAGCACCTGATGCTTGAGCTTGATCACCAATACTTTGGAGCTGGTCATCATTGTTCTTGAGGTAACCTTCTGCAATATCGAAGGCCATAGACTCTGCAGGATCAATACCATCTAGGTATGCCTGCATAAGCCCTTCCTCCATATCACGTTCACCTTGACGCTTAGCCTCTTGTGTGAGGACATCAGCAAGGGTGCCAGACATAGAAGCAAGGGCATCAATATCTTGCTTAGCAAACTTGCGTTGGAGGGCGTTGACTGCATCAAGGTTGGCAGACTCCATCTCAAAGTTACGAGCCTGACCAGCCAGCAGTCGATTTGTGTTCTCCTCAATCAGCTGAGTGGGTGATGCCTGGACAACAGGAGCAAACCCACGTGACTGAGCAGACCCCTGGAATTGAATTTGTTCTGGAGTCTTCATGTGCCAAAGTAAAGTTTGGAGTTATAGTAGTTGTACCCGTTTGTTCCATTGTTGCCAAAATTAGAAGACGGGTTAAATCCTTTAGGCATCTTGTAATCAAAGCCAGGCTGATTGAAAGCTTTAGAGCCTCCCCAATCATTCTGACCGAATCCAGCAGTTTTACTAAGGCTGTCCTGGTTAGGCCAGTTACCAGCACTAGGAGCCTTGAGGCTATTGAAGGCTCCAATGCCGCTGGCAATACCACCAACAATTCCTGCAGCCAATCCAAGCCCACTAGGACCAGGAGCCATAACAGGTTGTGGAGGAGCTACATCAGGAGTAGGTGCAATAGCAACGTTGCTCCAGGCACGGTTGTTTGCACTTTGGAGTTGAAGCCTATAATCTTCGTTCCTGTTGATCATGGCGTTCCTAGCAGATGCCAGGTTCTCAGCCATGATGGCGTTGTTACGGCCAAAGGCTGCAACCTGTGCCATCTCTAGTCGCTTAACAGACTTACCTGTTCTCTCAGAAGCACCGATGCTGCCTGTGCTTTGTATGAGCTGGGCGAGCATGTCTTGCTTCTGGAATGCTGCCTGCTGGAACATTTCATTCATACGATACTGTTCAGCTGCATAGGAACGATCAGCAGCTTCAGCATTAGCACTGTATTCATTTTGATAATCAACTTTCTTGTTACCCCAAATGCTAAGGGTCTTGTTCCACTCCCCTTCGCGTTTGGCAAGTTGATATTGGTAGTTACGACGAGCTGATTCGTTTTGATAGTCGGCTTGGGCTTGAGCATCTTGGTGAGCACCAGCGGCGCCAATGACACCAGATGCTGCACTAGCTATCCCCGCTACTACTCCTAGAACTGGAAGGCACACGGCAAAATTCGATAAAGGTTAAATTGTTTGGACCGTAAGTCAGTTCCCTTAGGAACTTGAATCCAAGGAACTTAAGTAGTTTCAGATGTACAGTATTACGCTTATCGACAATGTTCCACAACAGTGGTTCAGGTCTAGACTCGATAAAGCGTTTAGCTTCTCTAGCAAAGGTATGAGGGAAGTCTTCAATGGCTGGGGTACATAGCATCCAAACAGCATTGTCTGGTGTTACTCCTGCCAGTCCAGCAGTCCTGCCGTCTGGCACCGTGAAAGACACGCAGGAGCCTCTGAGAGTAGAGAGAGGGATGGCTACGGTAGGTACCACGCCATGACCCTCTTCGACCTCTCTACGGTCATCCTGACGCAAGTTAGAGGCCACCTCATAGGCAGCCTCCAATGTGCAAGGGTGAATGTATTTAGACACTCTTATAAGATTTAGGTGAAGCAGTACCTTCCCACACTGAACTCAACAAAGTGACAGGAGTTGGGTTGGTGCTGGTAAGCTCAATGTTTGTGTTGGTATTTTTTTCGTATACAGGAACTGTATAAGTGGTCTCAAAGGTCACTTCATGCTCACTAGCCTTGTACTCATCAGCAGGGCTCATCTCACAATGAGTCACGGTATCTGGCTTACCCTTCCTCTTGACAGTCACATCGAAGTAACCAACTCGTCCAAAGGCAAGCTTGATTCGGTGAACGTTGGTGTACATCCGAGTGTCAGATACTGTCCTTTCTCCATCATCTTTGATGTAGAAGTTATGAGGCATCTCAACATAAAACCTATACGGATAGCCAATGCTGAGCACTTCTTTTTCCCAGTTGCCAGGGATAACCACCTTCCATTTTTCACCAGATTTAGTGATGGTTGGATTAACAATACGACCTTGATTGGCGCCTTGACCGATGGCGAAAACCACAGCGTTGTCACTGTACCTGTCAGCCATGAGGAATGAACTCTGGCGAGTCTCTTTGTCGTAAAAGATGGCTCCAGTGGGAATAGTTTTTCTGAAGTCCAAGCACGGCGCATACCTCGGGTGAGCAGTTACAACATCAAACGAAGACCTAGCAGTAAGAACGGTTTTACCTAGGTGCAGCTCATTGTTGTACTCAACAACACTATAGTATGTATCCTTTGTAATAGCATGGTGCACAAGTGGTCCACAGCTAGTCCAGTGAAACCAAGAACTCTGAACACGCTTCTGTCCATCGTTGAAGTAGCGATAACAGACCTGTTGGTTGTCACCTTTGACACCTAGAATAATAAGTGTATTGTCCTTAGAATCGGCTAGAAGGTCGATCTTATCTGTTAGCAGTTCTTGTACAATCTTGGATTGTTCAATGACTTCAGGACCAGAGGATTGCTGTAGGTTTGTTATCTCCCACATCCTAGAGTAGTGACCAGCTGGACCAATAAAGCCAAGCGTGGACCCCATCTCAAAGGCAGGAAGATCTTCCCTGCAGGAGTAGGTAGACAGGATGTCAATCTTTGCAGTGTTTGGTGACAACAGGTCCTGACTGGTAGACAGCAGAAACTGCTTATCTCTACTGAACAGTACAAGGCCAGGGACCATAGGCACTGCATCATGCAGAACACACGGAGTTGTGGAAGAGGCTGCTAGGTCAATAGGATCAGAGTCGCTGACAGTAATGGCTGTCTTGACAAAGAAGTTAAAGAAGTCACCAGCCCTACTAAGGATGACATTTTCATCACTAAGTATTCCAAGGCGGTTGCGGTAGAAGAAAACTTTATTGATCTGTTTGCCAACAAAGCTAGGTGAAGGGTTTGTAGTAGCGTCACCAACAAGCCTGTTCTCCCAGTCAACTGGTGAAAGCATGAAAGATCCATCAGGCATCCTCACAATCTGGTGAGGCATGGTGGTGTAGTTCAGGTTGATTGGTATACCAGGAGCAACTGTTTCTTCCCAGGCACCTGCACCATCAACACCTTCTTTAGTACCGACAAACTTCACATAGTAATCATCCTCAAACTCACCAGTGTTTAGGATCTTGACGATGTAGCCATCCTTACATTGGAGAGGAAGCTTGGAGATGTTGTTGACTTTATTAGTGAACGCTTCAATAGCAGACTCAGCCCTACCACCAGAGGTGTAGACAGAGAACTCTACTGGACCTTTGATATAAAGTCCATTGCCAATGATCTGTGCAGACCATCCAGAGACCTTTTCAATCTCCGACTTGAAGTGCTGCAGGATGGACTCTGGCTTGATGAGCCCAGTAGTCTGATCCTTTGGAGTAAGGAACGGAGTGATGGGGACAACTTCATCATAGACGTATCTGATGCCGTGCTCTGCAACACGAACGGTGTAGTCCTTACCACCCATATTAACAGTCCAGCTGTCACCAGTAATCCATCCTTGACCACCATTGATTAGGGTGATGTAGGTGTTGTACTGACAGTCATAGTCGTAGTTACCATTGGCAATGGGATAGCCACGAGTCTCTAGCTGGTAGCGAAGATTTGTTTTTGAGTTTGAGACACTTCTATCGAAGGTCTGCGACTTAGTTAGTGGGCAGTTGCCATCACCATCTCTGAATTCAGAGGGGCTAACGACAAGGCTCTTGGCATAGCTCACCACTTTATTGGCAGAGGTGCCAGGCTTAGTAATAGTAAGGCTGTACTCAGTGTTATACTCTAGGGCCTTGATTGACAGGTAGGCTTCGTTTGGCCTCGATGTTGACTTATCAGTACCCATGGTTACTGTAGCCTTCTTGTTAACGACAAAGGTATAGTCGTTGATGGTTACAGTGGTGATGTCCCCTCGCTCAGCACCATTCAAATAGGGAATAACACGGTCCAGGCTCATCTGACCAGGGGTCAGCATGGGGGTGATCTTGGGGGCTACGTTGCAGCGAGAGGCTGCATCTTCGTAGACCTTACGGCGGTGTAATGTGTTCAGCTCAGCGATAGTAAGCTCTGAATAAGCTTGATCCTGTAGTGTCCAGGCATCGTCAATCTGTGCTGGAGTGTACTTGCCTTCCAGGACATAGAAGCCTCGGCCATCAGCACAAGGACATGACCAGTGTTCCCCTGGAGCTATTGCGACTCCAGGTTGTGACCACCTACACGCCCAATTAAACATCCCATGATGTCCCCTATCCTCAGCCATCCTGATGTGGTTGGGAGGGAGAGTACCAATGACTCCTAAATAAGCGTGGCTATGACAACGCACAGCATGTGCAGCACTATGTGTAGGAGCAACATACTCCTCTCGTTGCTGATCATTCTTGCGTAGATTATAAGTCTCTAGAGCGTCTTCGTATTTCCTACGCTTCTTACTCTCCTCTTCTTTAGCGTTGATCCAGGAATCAAGGCTAGAGGTCAAATAATCCAGATCACAGGTAGCAGGAAGTGCACTGTCACCACCACCAGAGGGAGGATAGACTGGGTGATCAGGGTCCTGTGGTAGGCCAACGCCACCATCCTCAGGCCAATGGATGTTGGGAGTACTGTTGTATCGAACAACCCTAGGGAGACCATCAATCAAAGACCAGATCTTCAACACTCCGTTGTTGATCTGTGCGATGTAGGCTTCATTGGCATCACGAAACATCGTGAACCACTTACCACCTGAGGTGGTGTTGAGCTTAGAGATCAGCTCTGAACCAGGACGCTTGAGGAGACCCTCAGTAATGTCAGGCAATCCATTCAGAAGATTCCGTACCTGTCCTGGACGCTTGAGGTGATCAGGTTGTTGTGAAATGCCAGCGATATAAGATGAGATCTTCTGAGAGATGTTTGCCATTATCGGATCAATGCTTGATAAGGTCGATAGTTTTTACCTGCGGTACCACGAGGATAGCCAAGGTAGTTGTAGTCACCCTGGTTGCATTCGTATTCCATGCAGGTTGCACGGGCCACCATCTCTTGCTCAGCCAACAGCTGGAAGAGTTGGGGGTCAGACATGAGCTTGGCTACAGTCAGCTTGGCAGCTCGGTAGGTGATGTACTGCTTGAACGGGTGGGGGAGATCTTCAAAGGGAAACTTCCAAACAACATCAACTTCGAGTGGTCGGTCAAAAGTGTAGCTATGAGCTAGCTTGTCATATAGTTTTCCACTTCTTTTAATCACATCTTTCCACGGACCCTCGGTATCAGACAGGTCCCACTGAAGGACGTTCTGAGGGAAGATAATTTCATTGTTGCTGTTAGGCAAAAGAGGATAACGATATTCAGTATTGAATACCCATCCCTCAGCCTGGCACTGATCAGTGACTTCCTGAAGCGTGCGATAGATCATTGCCACTTCGGGGTTTTCATAGTCAAGGGTCGTGACAGGAGCTTGGCCAATAGAGCCGAGGATTGAGTTAACGGCACTCAACTCGCTCTCGGTATCGTAAGTAGTTGGAAACATAGAATGAGAACCGTTCTCACATAAGGTTAAAAAAAGGGACCCCCGAAGGAGTCCCCGTAGATCTGCTTAGATAGCAGGGATGTTGCATTCTTGTCCAGCGTAAGCGGTGCGAATGCCCTTGCTTTCCGACTTCACAGTGGAAGCAGGAACAGCAGTGCCACCAAAGGCACGACGGGTACGGGCAACGCTAATCCGAACAGTGGGGTCACCGCAGCCACCATTAGTAGCAGCAGCAGTACCCAATTCAGTAGCTTTATTTGCAGCCATGATTAGTACTTAGAGGAACGAGGATCGTAGGTTTCAGACTTGATAGAATAGGATGCCAACCCCGCGTCGGTATTACGACGGGGGAAGGTAACCTCAACTACCTTGTGGCCAGACACAGTGGGAAGGACAGTAGTAGCCACAGGGGCTCCACCACCAGTACCACCAGTACCACCACCAGTGCCACCAGACATAGTCATTTAGGTTACCTCCGTTTATCAGGCAGCCTGCAGTTCGATAGCTGCAGCAGGGTTCAGGGTGCCCACACCCATGGCAAGACGACCCACGATGATGTCGCCTTGGTACATCACAGACACATCACCAGAGGTGGTCTGCACTTGAGGACCGATGGCTTCCACCACAGCAGCAGCATCTTTGTAGTAGATGAGACCACAGTGGGCAGAGAAGTCACCGCCGTAGTCGTTGTTCTCACCATCCACACGAGCCACAGTACCAGCCTTAAAGGGCAGGTTGTTGGAGCGACGGATGGAGATACCAGCGATCTCATAGAGACCTTCACCGCTGTTCAGGTTACCTTGGCTAGAGCCAAAGTCACGGTTCAGGATGTTGGTATCAACTTGGCTGATCAGAGCGTAGTACTGACGAGGAGACAGCACAGCAAAGCGACCTTGCTTGGGCATGTTCTTCTCATCGAGAATCGCAGCAGCTTCAAAGAAGGCGTCTACGATGTGCTGGGCGCTGTACTCGTTACCAGCACCAAGCTTGATGATAGAACCACCAGGCTCAGGACCAGGAGCAGCGGTGATGGGGTGAGCCTCACGGGCAGCCTTAGCGATGGTGCGGAAGATCTTCTTATCGTAGGCTTCAGCAAGAGCGTAGCCGATCTTCTTAGCAATCTCACCGCGCAGGTCGTAGTGGGCAAGAGTTTCGTCCAGGTCGTACACGAATGCGCTGGAGATCAGCAGGTCATCCATGATGATGGTCTTCTCAGCCACAGGCGGATCGCCAGAGCCAAGGATAGGAGTACCAGGGACGTGGTAATCAGCCGTCATACGGCCAGTGAAGATGAACTGTGCGCTCTTCGCATTGCGAAGGGTGCGGTTCTGCACAGTACCTTTAGCGATACAGGCAGACTCATACGCCTTGAAGAGTTCACCAGAGAACACCTTCAGGTAGGTGGCGTACTTATTGTTATAGTCATTACCGCCTTGAGTCAGGCCAAGACCAGGAGTCTTGTTAATGTTACCGACAGCGGTGTACTTAGCGTTCGGCGGGGTTTGCGAGCCGCCAGTTGCGAGAGCCATTGTTAGAAAAGAGAGAAAGTTAAATGAACTACTCTCAAGCTTGAGAAAATTTTTGCGCTATATTTATTTGGGGTGTCGTCTCTCCGACTGTCAATGGCTAGAGGGTGTCCACCGTAGCGGGCCTATAGCCAATAGGAACAGGGTCCGACACTGAGGTGCCCTGTTCCCCCTAGTCAGTTCACACAAACCGCAAGGGCTGGAAACTTCTTAGGATCTATTTTAATGTTTGCCTTGGCTAGTTCATCACAGGCACGAACAAGGGCGACTTGATTCGCTACCTCTGCTCTATTGGTGAGTGCTGTTGCCATCCTGGCACAGTCGGCTAGGACGGATGAACCAAAAGGGACAAGCACACCAGCTGATACCTGAGTAAGGTTCGTGCCAAGTGAGTTAGTCACCTGATCATTCCAACTATTAGCCTGACCGAAGCCAGACCCTAGATAGAACGTAGGGGTACGGCAATACACTCCAGGTGCAAAGCCATTATGGTTATCCCATTGGTTGTTGTATTGCTGGTTGAGGTTTACACCTCCTCCAGTCTGTTGGTTCACAACAGCAGTAGGGTTTGATTGGTTGTTGACGGAACTCTGACTAGCTGTTTGAGCAAAGGAGCCCGAAGGCCCCAATGCCACTAGGAGAGCCGCCAGAAGACGGCCCCTCATAATCAGTAGTTAAAGAACACACCAGTGGTGGTCGAGGACTCAGTACCCGTGTAGCTGTGCTGAGTATCATTCAGATAGGTAGCACCAGTTACAGCGTTGGTACCGTAGGTAGCAGTGGCAGTGTTAGTAGTAGCACCACCAGTACCAGAAGTCGTCAGAGCAGGACCAGCAGCAGTGCTCCAAGAGGCGGAGGCAGTAGTGCCAGTGCCTTCAGTAGCCGTACCAACAGTACGCTCTTCAGAAGCATACGAACCACTGATGGTCAGAGCACGAGAACCAGCCGTAATGGTGGTCGAAGACGTGCCTTGGAGTTCACCAATAGTACCAGCAATACAAGGAGCAGACAGGGCCACCACAGAAGCAGTGGCGATGAGAGCTTTCTTAAACATTGTTATAAGAGCTGTGTTATTACTATCCCTACCAACCACAGCATCGGTAGGGAAGCAGGTCACGCAACCTTCTCTACACCCTTAGGGCTCAATGCCTTGCAACTAGCAAGGTCACCAGCCTTAGCATGGGGTTCGGGATAGGCAGGAATGAAGAAGCGGTCCCCAGTAGCCTTTACGAGGTACTCAGGAACAACCGAAGATGCCTTCGGGTCAAAACCATTGTGAGCCATAGTTAGCCAATAGTAGGAGCTTTAAGTGCGATCGGCACGATGTTATTCGATGCCAGATCAAGTGGGAAGTTGTGAGCATTACGTTCGTGCATCACCTCAAAGCCAAGACCAGCTCGGTTGAGAATGTCTGCCCAGGTATTGATCACGTTACCCTTATTGTCGAGCAGTGATTGGTTGAAGTTAAACCCATTCAGGTTAAACGCCATGGTGCTCACTCCAAGTGCAGCAAACCAAATACCAACCACAGGCCAAGCAGCGAGGAAGAAGTGAAGA